GGGGTGCTGCTCTTTCTGGTGGTCGCTATCGACTTCACCAGTAAAGTGATGTCTGTCCTGGCGGATGGCGTGCTGGTGGCCGGGGCAGTTCTTCTGCTCCTGCCGCTGCTTAAAAAAACCAATTAACTCTCTGCAAAAGGCGTCTGCGGGCGCCTTTGACAAAGAGACCGTTTGCAGGCCCATGGCCTTTTTTATTTCCCCTCTCTGGAGAGGATGCACAGCAATAGAGGGGGCTACATGTCCGAACCTGTTTCAGGAACTATCTCGGCGGGTGCTGCGCTTACGGGTGTCAGTATCTATGGCTTACTCACCGGCACGGATTACGGCGTTATTTTTGGCGCTTTTGCCGGCGCGGTCTTTTATGTCGCCACCGCCGCAGATTTACCCCTGATACGGCGCGCAGCCTATTTCTTTGTTTCTTACATCGCTGGTGTATACGGTTCCGGGCTGGTGGGTTCCAAGCTTGCCAGCCTGACCCACTACAGCGACAAGCCGCTCGATGCACTTGGGGCCGTAATCCTCTCAGCGCTGACGATCAAAATCCTGACGTTCGCCAGCCAGCAGGACCCCGCGCAGTGGTTCCAGCGGTGGAGAGGGGGAGCCAATGGTAATAAGTGATCCGCTGGTGCTTACCAACGTAGCGACGTGTTCAGCCATTGTGCTGCGCCTGATGCTTTTCCGTAAGCCGGGTGCACGTCATCGCTGGTGGGCCTCATGGCTGGCATACCTAATCATCCTTGCGTATGCCTCCGTCCCGTTCCGCTACTTCTTCGACTTCTACGTTCACGTTCACTGGGCGTCGGTCATCATCAACTTAATCATCTGCGCCGCGGTGTTCCGTGCCCGGGGGAATGTGGCGCGCCTGTTCCAGGTACTGAGGCCAGAATGAACAAACCACAATTTCAGAAGGCGGCTGGTATTAGCGCCGGGTTAGCTGCGCGCTGGTTTCCGCACATTGACGCGGCGATGCGCGAGTTTCGCATCATTTCACCTGTTGACCAGGCGATGTTTATCGCGCAGGTCGGCCACGAGTCTGTCGGCTTTACGCGGCTGGTGGAGAGCATGAATTACAGCGTCGCGGGCCTGGCGGATTTCGTCAGAGCCGGACGGCTTACACAGGACCAGGCGAACATGCTTGGTCGCAAGTCGTATGAAAGAATGTTGCCGCTTGAGCGCCAGCGCGCCATTGCGAATCTGGTTTACAGCAAGCGCCTGGGCAATAACGCATCCGGCGACGGATGGAAATATCGCGGTCGCGGCCTGATTCAGATTACTGGCCTGGCTAATTACCGCGATTGTGGCAACGGTCTGAAAGTTGACCTGGTTGCGCAGCCTGAATTACTGGAGCAAGACGCCTATGCAGCGCGCAGCGCTGCCTGGTTTTTTGCGAGTAAAGGCTGCTTTAAATATCCGGGCGATGTTATCCGCGTTACGCAGATCATCAACGGCGGCCAGAACGGCATCGATGACCGCAATGAACGTTATAAGCGCGCCCGTCGCGCATTGTGAGGTGAGCATGGTTATCGAAAGCTGGCGTAAGTGGTGGCGGCTGTTCAGCGTTCAGGCGCTGGCAGTAGCTGGCGCCATCCCGCTTATCTGGTCGCAACTGCCCGATGATGTAAAAGCAAACATCCCGGCAAGCTGGATGGGCACCATCACTGCGGTTGTGGCAGTATGCGGCATCATTGGCCGCCTGGTGAAACAGCCAACTGTAACGGAGAAACCGTAATGGGTGCTGAAGGGTTGATCGGCGGCATTATTACGCTGGCGCTCCTGCTGGTGGGCACCTGGCGCATCAGTAAATCGCAGGGCAAAGACACTGCCGAGGCGGACGCCCGGGCGCGAGAGGCAGAACAGCGCGCCGCAGGCAGTGCAGCAGCGGCAGAGCGCCGCGTAGAAGCAACAAAGAGGGCGGCAGATGCTGAACAGGCTGTTAACCATATGTCTGGCGATGATGTTGATCGCGAGCTGCTCGACAACTGGCAGCGTAAGGGTTGAGGTTGTCGATACCGCCTGCGACTGGGTGCGGCCCATTTTCGTAACTTCCCATGACGTAGCCGTGATGGACAGGCGGACCAAAGCCGACGTCGCGGCTCATAACAAAGCGTGGCAGGCAAATTGTCATCGCATGAATTGACAAAAAGAGAGATTGGATAGTGTAATAAGGTTTTAAATTTAGGGGATTAATATGAAACTTTTCTGGTTTGGAATTATTTCTTCTATTGTTTACGCCATCCTTCTTGTAGCGGGAATTCATTTTTACAATCTAAAAATGATGACTACTTGGAATGAGTTTGGTGATTTTCTTGCGGGGTTATTCTCTCCATTGGCATTTTTATGGTTGGTGCTGGGTTATCTTCAACAGCAAAAGGAACTTCAACAGAATACGCATGCTTTGACATTGCAAGCTGAGGAACTCAAGAATTCAGTTGACCAGTACAAAGCAATGGTGGAAGTAGCTAAAGAACAATTGCTAACCGACAGGGAAATGATTCTTTCAGCGAAGCAAGAAAAAGAGGCTCAATATAAACCAAGGATAAAAGCACCAAAAATCGAACCGACGATGAGAATTGGCAATCAGGAAGTAATCTATAATGGCTCGGTTGAAAATGCTGGTTCCAATGCGGTTGCATTTCATATTGAAACAATTCCACCTTTTCGTTTATATAATGGATTGTCTTTCCACTCGCTCAAAGAAGGCGTTACTCTAGGTAGACAGTCCGTCTCCGAGCAAATAAAAGATTTGCCAGAAAAGATAACGGTAATAATGAAATATGAAAGTGTGTTAGGTATTCCTTACGTCGATACATATTTTTATGAGCATCAAGGGGCTGGTAGGTATTCAGTAGTATCTTTTAAGGAAATATAAAAAAGGAGTAAAAGATCTCTCTACGGGGTTCTTGGTATTTATATGGCCTCAAATGCACCATGGCATTATCTCTATAACACGAAGCGCTGGTACCGCCTTCGCTACCACCAGTTGCAGAAGCAGCCGCTCTGCGAGTTTCATCTCAAACGAAGCCTGGTGGTGTCAGCCTCCATCGTTGACCACATCACGCCACATAAAGGCGATGAAACCCTCTTCCATGACCCGGACAATCTTCAGTCGTTATGTAAACGCTGCCACGACTCGGTTAAGCAACGCCTTGAGAAGGGCGGAACGGTAACAGAGTTCGACAGTGACGGCCGGGTTATCTGGTAACAGGAGCACACAATGAAAGACCTGAAGATTGAATATCAGGACGGCAAGATGGTGGAGCTGAGCATTGATGGTGTGAGCTTCAACACGGTCACTGCGATCTCCTTCAGCCATGAGGTTGGCGAGACGCTACCGACAGTCAGCCTGACCTTCCCGCTCGGCATTGGTGAACGACTGGTACCTGCCAGTCTCTCCCGCGAAAACCTTCGGATCATCGAGAAGTGAGACTAATTCTCATTTGTCGGGTGTGAGGACAGGGGGGGAGGGTAAAACTCTGACTCCTGGCCGATAAAGACCGCGCCCTCAGTCTTTTTTTTAAAAACGTCCAGAAAAAAAGGAAAAATGCGATGGCACAGCGAGGCAGAAAATCTCTTGCCGCGACGTCGGCTGTCTCGCTTCCGGCTCTGGCTGAAAGCAGGCTACAGCCGTCGTTACACCTCAGTGACCCGGAAATAAACGTCTGGATCCGGCTGGTCAATGACAATCCGGCCAGCTCATTCACCGAAACGCACCGCGACATGATGGAAATGTACTGCCGTCATGTGGTGCAGGCCCGGCTGCTCACCACCCAGATTGAAGAATTCGAGCTGGAGTGGTTGTCCCGCGAAGACGGCCTGAAACGCTACGACAAGCTGCTCACGATGCGCGAGCGTGAAGTTCGGTCAGCGTCCTCTCTGGCGACCCGCCTTCGAATCACCCGCCAGGCGACTGCCGATCCCAAGACGGTTGGCCGAGCCAACAACAACATGGCGCGGGAGAAAAAGCCCTGGGAAATTGATTAAGGCTCTTTGATGGCTAAAAAAACTCTGACAAGAGCCGAGAGGAATATCCTCTGGTGCGAAAGAAACATCGTTATTCCTGAAGGCAAGTTCGTCGGCCAGCCACTGAAAATGGCCGAGTTTATGAAGGATGATTTCAGGGCCATTTTCGACAATAAGCATGGCACGCGCCGGGCGATCATCAGCCGCGGGCGCAAGAACGCCAAAACCGTTGAAACCGCCATGCTGATGCTGCTCTATCTGGTGGGTCCGGAGGCGGCGCCAAACTCGCAGCTGTATTCTGCCGCGCGCTCGCGTGACCAGGCCGCCATTCTGTTTAACCTTGCCTCCAAAATGTGCCGGATGAACCCGGTGCTGATGCAGTACGTGGCTATCAAGGATTCGGCGAAGGAAATTCACTGCCCCGAGCTGGGCTCTTATTACCGCGCGCTGAGCGCCGAGGCCACTACCGCCTACGGTTTTTCGCCGCGCTTTGTCGCCCACGATGAGCTGGGACAGGTACGCGGGCCGCGCGACCCGCTTTATGAAGCACTGGAAACCGCGACCGCCGCTCAGGATAACCCCATCTCCATCATTATCAGCACCCAGGCACCCGATGCGAGCGACCTGCTCAGCCTGCTGATTGATGACGGCCTGACCGGTGCTGACCCGCGAACGGTGGTCAGACTCCAGACTGCGCCTGAAGATATCGATCCTTTCTCGGTTGAAGCCATCAGGCTGGCAAACCCGGCATTCGATGTGTTCATGAACCAGAAAGAAGTGCTGGACATGGCGGCCAGCGCGAAGCG